TCGGGATGGTCGTGGCGCGCTGCGTCATCACCGTGTTTTCGGAGGCGACTGCCAAGAGCTGGTCGATAAACTGAGTGGGAATGGTGTAGCCGCCCTGGGCGCCGATCTGCGTGTTCAAGGCGACCTTCTGGCCAACGTTCTGCCAGTCCGCCCACTGGCTGCCCATTTCCTCAAGCGCCTTCTGATTGCCACTTCTCAGAGCAACCAGAAAGGCGCCGAAGGTCTGCCGGGGATCAGCGCTTAGCCCGGCAGAGCCAACGAGAGCAGGCACCGCGTTCTTGCGCGACAGGACCGATGCGGCACTGAACTTCTTGAGCGCTTCGTCAATCGACTTGTTGAAAGCGGCTTCCAGAGTGGCCATTACGGCCGTGGAGGCTTTGTCGATTTGATCCTTGACGGGGTCCCCAGCCACCGCGCAGGCAAGGTTTTGCTCGATGAGGGCCTTGGCATGGTCCGGTTCAAGATCCAGTCTCTCACCAGGACTTTTACCGAGGAAGGCTTTCGTTAACTGGATCAGCATAGCAGAGTCCAAAAAGGGAAGGACTGTCAATCTCGATGATGAACCGATCGAGATCCTTTTCCAGAAGTTTACACTGGCTTAGTCCAGTACCCGAGTTGAAGTAAGCGCGCTGGCAGCGCCGCAAGATCTTGACTTTCGCCAACAGTTCTTCGGGCCACCTCATTAAACGCGTCCTTTCATGCGATCATAGGCTTTTCTGAAAAGATGGTCAACCTCAAGATCGGGAAAAGCTTGGCCGATGCGGCGCTGGATTTCCTCCCAGGTGGTGAAAGCACACACCGGCAAGGAAGGTAAGGAAGCAAGCGTTTTCTCAATTTGCAGAGTCAGCGCTTCCTGATTGGCTGGCAGCCACGTGCAGGCATATTCCAGCAGCAACCATTCGTCAACCACGCGCCTGAGTCCAGGATGCTCGTGCTGCTCTTGGGAAGTCGCCGGATGGGAACCGAGAGCCAAGAAGCCGATGCTTTTCCCGACCATCAAGCCAGACGAAACCAGTGCGAAGGCAGAGTCGGCCGGCCATTCTTTCTCCGCCCATTCTTCAGGGCGACGCGGGTAGACCGTCTTCGCTTTAATGCCTGCAATTTCGCCGTCCCTGAGCCGTTTGCGCCACTGACTTTTGCCAACGGGTGGAGAATCATAATCGTGCCCCATCGTGACAATTGGATTCATTGCATAATGGACATCTGACCATCCTGAAGAAAGGACAATCTCCTTATCCCTGTCCAAGGCGTCTGTGGTGATCCAGGACACGTCGGACCGTTCTTTAGGTTCTATCTCTGGTGTTGCCTTCAAAACGTGCCGGCGCTCGTATTGGGCGTCCGGGTAGGCCGCCAGGACACCGTCCAGCGCCTTGGCCTGATTGTCGGTCATGGGCACGCCGATCGGACCACCAGTATCATAGTAACGTTTGTTCACCTGGACTCCTCAGCAGTGCGCCGTTGCGGGGTATCGCCCCAGGGAACCGCCGGTAAGCCACGTTCCTGCCTTACCTCATTGATCGTCAAAACACCAAGCTCCAAGTCCTGGCGCTGTTGGGTCAGTACGTATTCCCGATGCTCGGGAATGGGATCCTCGGAGGACACGAACAAACGGCCGCTGGGATCGTAGATGGGCAAGAGCATCTCGTTAAGCGTCTGATCACGGCGGCGCAGTCGAGGATTGATTGCCACAGACATGTGCAGTTCTTGAGCCGCTTGCAAATTCGCCAAGTTCGTTTCGGTCGTGAAGTAACTGATCGGCACGTGAAACGCATTCGCGATGTCCTCTTTGTTGGCTTTCATATCGGCAAGAGCGGCTAGATCACCCATCGAGTGCTCGAGCAGAGACACCCGCAAACGGCTCTCGCCGACGATGATTTTACCGCTCCCGCCGCGCCGGAACTTTGCGTTCCAGGCCTGCTCGATACGTTCGCGCTCATCTTCACCGATGATCTCTTCAGGACTGACAATGGCATCCGGGATTGCCCTATTTTCAAATTTCGCAATCTTGAAAGAAGCATATTGACTAGCCAGTGTCACTTGCTCCCAGCACGCTCGCAAAGGACTGAGACCGCCCATATAAGGGTCGCGCGGGTCGGGAAAGCGAAAGAAGATCACGTCCTCAGGAGCGATCTTTTCCAAGCCCTTGGCGGTGCGGTACTCGTAATGATCGATCAGGTTTGATACGTACTCTACCGCACGCGGCGTTACAAGGTGCGCGGGAAGAATCCAGATGTTCTCAGGGATGCCGAGCGGGCCGCGCGGGATGTGCCAGTAAGCCCGGCCCAGCGTCTCCAGGTAAATCTGCGTGAGCTCGAAAAGATCGAAGCTATTGTGAATGGGGTTGACTTGCGCGAACAGGTCTAAGAGAGGATGCTCGAGGACCTGTTCGACGTCGGGACTCTTCGCCTTTAAGCGCTTCTGCCAGGCAGGGCTCAGAGGCCTCGTTGCCGTACGGGGCCGGGCTTGAGAGCCAATGGTAGACACGAAAAGCTTGGGAATGAACGAAGCGCAAACAGCGGCATTGATGCTGACGCACGACCACGCCGTTCCCTTCAGCTCGCTAATCAGACTGCCCAGACCAGGAACCGGACTGGTCTGCCACCGATCGGTGTAGCCGTTCTGTTCAAAAGCTCTGGAGGAAATCATGCAAAGGGCACCCAATGCGTTTCGTCATAGAACAAAGAATCGTGCGGTTTAGGATACACAGGCACAGCTCTAGCCGCCTCCGCGTCTGCCGCGGCAAACTTTCCGGACCAGCGCCGAAGCTTACAAATGAACTTCTTGTCGATGCCGCAAATCATGTACCGTAAGGCATCCATGGCGTGGTTATGTTCATCCAGAGGCTCCTCGCGCTCGTCCTCGTAACGGTAGAGCTGAGCTTCCGCACAGAGATTAGGACAGCGAAACTTGTTGACCTTGAGCCGTCCCGTACGGATCCGAGCACTGACCGCAGTAATACCGAGCCGAATGGAGTTGTACGGCCGGCGGATACGATGGCCTTGATAGCGGAACTCAGCGATCTCGGTAGCGCCGGCAGGGTCGGCCCACCACTCGATGCGTTTGGAGAGGGCCGCACTGTGCTCGTGTAAAGGAGTTTCTCTCAGGTAGCGCTCATCCTGGATATGAAGCACGTCAAGGTCGTCGAGGTAGCCCCACAAGGCAACGAAAGGCGCCCGAAAACCCCAGTCAATCCCGCCGACCAACTTCGCGGCCGGGAACCAACAGATTTCGTGAGTCCCGGTGAAATCCGGGTAAACCAGGCCGTGCATCGTGGTGAATAAACACAAGTATTCCTGGTCGATCCAGGTCTGGCCCATCGTCGCCAGCTCGCCAGCAATGAACTCGGGGGTAATGCGCGGGCAATCATGCCAGGTAACCACAATGCGCTGCGCAGCCTTCGATTCCTCCCACTCCTTCCAGAAAAACCCGCGCGCGCCGAAGGGAGTGGACAGCGCGACCAGACGCCCGCGGGAAACAGCCAACATAGGACGGACCGCATAGTACAAATCGTCCGGAACCCGGCTGGCCTCGTCGATGAGTATCAAATCCACCTTGCTGTAGGAACGAACGGTAGCTTCCTTACCGGGTAACGCCACCACGCGACTGCCATTGGCCAGCTCCAGATTCGTGAGGTTCTCGATGCTGGAAGCAAAAGGCCGTCCCAGCGCATTGTAAATGTCCTTCACCTTACGGAAAAGCTCGATCGACTGGCGCTGCGATTTGGAAATAATGAGCGTCAGCGAACCGGCAGTAAACAGCGCTGTGTGCAACGCCAGCGCAGCAACGGCCGTGCTTTTACCGGACTGCCGGCTACAGTTCAGCAAAAGGTGGCGCTGCCTTGACTGCAACACCTGACGCTGCCAAGGATCGGCCCGAATGCCGATGGAGGAAAGCAACCGGGCAGGGTCCAAAGCACAAGAAAAATAGCCGACACTGTTAATCCACTGCGCCGTTTTCATAAGGAATCGAGCCTCTGACGCGCCAACAGAACGCTTTGCTCCGTACTGTATCCGCGCGACCTTTCCACCCCCCAATGAACGTAACGTGCCGGAGCGGCCGAGTCCGTAGACAAAGAACAACCGTAATTACGGGCAATCCGCGCAGCACCAGCCAGCGCTTTGTACCACAGAATACCGAACA